AAAAAAAAAAGGGGACATAAGTCCCCTTGCACAATGCTAAGTCTTTAAGAAGATGGTAAAAATTTACCTGCCGGTATTCCTAAAGACTTAGCTTCCAGAAGATCGAGAACCTTATCGAAGATAAGATCAACATCCAGATCGTTCTTACGAACGATGTCAGCCAACTTAACAGCTACGCTGTCTTCAGTCCATTCTGTCTTTGGCAGATCTTGTGACGAAGTTTCGTCAGTAGACTTCTGCTTCGCAGAAGACTTTGGAGACTCAGTCTTTGACTGAGTAGTCTTCTTGACCTTTCCACCTTTAGGTGGAGTCTTAGGCTCATTTGCTTTCAGCAAAGAGCGATATTGATCCGTAAGGATCTTCGCTGAAGTCGAAGACTTCATCTTGCCATCTTTGATGGCAGTCTGGATTTTATCCCAGTTCTCAGCCAACTTCATCAGGACATATCTGTCCTGACGAGAGATCGCTTTCAGTGGAGTTTTCTCCACTGCTTGACCGAACTCTTTGTCAGAGTCAAAGAGGTTGCGAGTTTCCAAGATAACATCTCCGATGTTTTTCATCTCTTCGAGATGTTGACGCTGAGTCCTCTGAATCGCTGTAAAGCGATTTGCGGCCTTGGTCTGACGATCTCTAAGATCGTTGTGCTCACTTGAAACTGACACTTTAGTGCCAGTTGAAGCAGTCACTCTCCGCTGACGGCCTTTGGCCGACTTGCTTTGCTTAACCAACTTGTTGGTTGCATTGTTTTCAAAATCTACGATTTGAGCAGTGTTTTTTGAAGCGTTCATTTTGCTTTCCTCTATCTATTTGTTTCACTATAAAGAGGATTTTTATTCCCCTTTCACTTTAGTTCAAGGGGTAAAAATACTCTGTGAAACATAATAGATGAGAGTCAGGTCGGCTGTCAACCAACCCAATTTTCCAGATCAGCTAGTACTACACAAATATATGCCAACAATAGTTGTCATAGTATTTGTTGTTGTAGTACTGCTGTTAGTGACGAAGTTTCGTCAGTAGAACTGGTACAAAGTACCAGAGGGACAAAAGATGCATGGGTTGGTACTTTGTACCAAGTTGTGGGGATACCCTGTTTTGACACCTCTTTCTACTAACAAATGATGTTAAATCATTTGTATCTGTCAGCTAACTAATTGAATTACTTCGTAATTACCTGCGCTGTGTGCATACACTCTGCTTTGCAGAGACACACACACACTATTCTGCGCATTATGCGGCATGATAGCATGCATATATGTGTGGGTAGGCAAGGGCCACCCCCCGTTATACCGTACGTATGTATGTACAGCTACACAGATTAGGAAAATTAAAGCGTTAACCACTTTTATTTATAGTCAACGTGGCGCACACACAGAACTGTAAATTAACCATACGAGTAAAAACAAGGACTTACAAACAAAAGCGTAAGGGCACAGTAAGTGTACCATTACAAAACACTTGACAGGGTTTTTGAAATACATATAACTACGTCCGAAGGACATACATATGATATGCGTTCAGTCCCTTCGGTCCCTCACCAAAAGAAATAAAATACAATTTTCTTGTAAAAGTCATTTTAAATGTATACATATCATATGTACCTATGATATAATTCGTTTGTACAATCCCTCCGTCAAAAATCTTTTACTTGACATTTATCTTCTAATCAATATAACTATGTATCATTCTGTACTACTATTAAAGTCCCGTGATGGGATCATGGAAAAAGTGTATTCGTGTCTAGACGGCGGAGGCCCGCTGGACTCAGTACATATTCCTCATTCAGATGTATTCTTTGTAAGGGAGGCATTAGAGGATAGATTCGATTGTACATTGTCTTTGGCGCAAGTCGAAGAATACATGAAAGAAGCAGGCTGGAAAGACAGTGGCGATACCAGAAAGAGTCAAGAACAAAATGAAGGAGGAGGGTCTTACGGGTGTAAATAAACCCAAAAGAGATCCTGATCATAAAACCAAATCCCATAAAGTAATGGCTAAAGAAGGAGATACGTATAAGTTTATCCGTTTTGGTCAACAGGGAGTTAAAGGGGCAGGAAAAAATCCTACCAGTGCGAAGGATAAAGCCCGCAAGAAATCGTATTATGCTCGTCATAATGCACAAGGTAAACCAACCAGTAAGCTATCAGCTAAGTACTGGTCACACAAAGTCAAATGGTAGGAGAATAGAATGGCAGGTCCAGCAATTGTTGCAGGAGCACAAGCAGTAAGGTCAGCGGCCCCACGCATCATTGCGTTCATTCGTAAGAATGGTTTTGCCGCCGCAATTAAAAAGTATGGTCAGAGCGCAGTACAAAAAGCTGTAGATGCTGGAGAGGCTACCGTTAAAGGTGGACGTATGTCGGCGGCGGCTAAGCCACGTGTTAAACCTAAGCCACAAAAGAAAGGTGATGAAAAGATAACAGCCAATCAGTCTGATCGTATAGGAGGTGCAAGCACAACAGCTACAAAGCAACCTAAGACAGGCGGCAATCTAACTTCCTCGCAGAAAAAGAAAGCGGCGTTAGGTGCTGGCATCGTAGCGGCTACTCCAGCTATTGTTAGTCAAGTCGGCGGTGAGAAGAAGTCTTACACAATTAAAAGTGGCGATACGCTCTCAGCAATTGCAAAACGTATGGGTGTGCGTCTTTCTGAAATCAAAGAGGCTAACCCACAGATTAAAGATCTCAACAAGATCCGTCCCGGACAAAAGATTAAAGTGCCAAAAGCTTCTATTAAAGGCACAGGTAAATCTATATACGAAGGAATGTCTAAGTCCGAGATGAAAAAGCTTGCCATGAAGAAAAAGAAAAAAAGAGGCAGTAAGACAGGTACCGCTCCTGCTAATACCTTTGATACTGGCGGTGTTATAAAGGCTAATGCGGGTGCTTCGGTGAAACCTAATCGGACTGCAAGGACATAAAGAAAATGACAGATAAAGAAAAAATTGCATTTTATGAGCGGCAGTTGCGCAATAATAAAAAAGGCTCAGACGAATATATGCGAGCTTTAATTGAGCTACGGAATATTCCGAACTCAGGTTACTCTCTACCATCAAACACCGAAGATCAGCCAATGAAAAATGATCCCTCTGAAGTAAAGCCTGAGAAGTCCTCTACAATGAAAGATGGCGGCATGGCTCGTGGTAAAGGCAATAAGATGTACCAGCACAATTATGCTACTGGCGGATCTGTAGTCGATAACTTAAAACCCATTCCTGCTAACAATAAAGGATTGCCAAACTTACCTAAATCTGTACGCAACAAAATGGGCTTTATGAAAAAAGGCGGAATGGTAAGGGGCCGTGGCTCTAAATAGCATAGCCGAAGAAATAAGGCAGTGGTCTAGGGAATTTTTAGAAGTCCCATCGTCCATGTTGAATGGGTTACCGCCTTGCCCATATGCAAAGAAGGCATGGCTAGAAAACAAAGTTACGTTTTCTGTGAATACGGGTCTTGATGGCCTGATACAACAAATAAAACAATACGATACGCACGATTTCGATATTGTCATCTGGGCTGATGAAGAGTATCCAGAAATGGAATACCTTGATGGTTTTTGTGATGGTATCAATGAAGCACTGTCGGTTACTGGAACTGACTTACATTTAATGTTATTTCATCCAGACTACAGTCCTTCTGAAGCAGGGTTGCATTTTCTAGAAGAGGTAGAGTGTTTAGAGGACTCAGAACTCGATTACGCTATGGTCTTTGTTCAACGTCTATCTATTCTAGATGATGCGGCATTAAGTCTGGAAAAAAGTGGTTACTACACTAACTTTCCAGAAGATACATACAACAGCCTAGTAGTTGAACGAAGGAGATTACGAGATGCCCGGACATAACGGCAAGGCCAAAATGGCTAAAAAGAAAATGATGCGTGGCGGTGGTATGCCCATGAAAAAGAAAATGATGGGTGGCGGCATGGCTAAAATGGCTAAGAAGAAGAAAATGGCCGGTGGCGGTATGGCTAAAATGGCTAAGAAAAAGATGATGCGTGGTGGCATGTCTAAAAAGAAGAAGTAATCTTCTTGTTAAATATTACCGTAAAAAAATCTGACCTTCACGGATATGGAGTTTTTGCGACATCCGTAATCAAAAAAGATGAAACAGTAGAGATGTGTCCCTACGTCATACTAGACGAGGGGCAGATCGAAGATACCAGCATCTTACAGGATTACTTGTTTGGCACTCCTTATGAAGATGAAGATTGTTTACTCGCACCACTAGGCTATGCCATGCTCTATAATCACTCTGATAACCCAAACGCTGAATGGACTGTCGAAGAAAATGAAGTGGACTTTGTTCGCTTTTTTGCTTTACGTGATATTCAAGCGGGAGAAGAGATAACACACGATTATGGCATAGGATACTGGGATAGCAGAAAAGAAGAGGAAAATAGCGATGCCGCTTAAAAAAGGTAAGTCACAAAAAACTATATCTCGTAATATTAAAAGCGAGATGAAACGTGGCAAGCCTCAAAAACAAGCTGTAGCGATTGCTTTATCCAAAGCTGGTAAAACAAAACCTCCTGTTAATAAATTGGCAAGAGGAGGCAAACCAAAGAGTAGAGTCAATGAAGCTGGCAATTATACCCAACCCGGCCTACGGAAACGGATATTTAACCGTATCAAAGCTGGCGGAAAAGGTGGAGCACCCGGTCAATGGAGTGCTAGGAAAGCCCAAATGCTCGCCGCCTCCTATAAGAAAGCAGGAGGAGGTTACAAAAACTAATGGCACTCAAGAAGTCCCAAAAGAGCTTAAAGGATTGGACAAAGCAGAAGTGGCGAACGAAATCAGGAAAGCCTTCGACGCAAGGACCAAAGGCCACTGGGGAGCGTTATCTGCCATCAGCGGCTATCCGTGCGCTCTCGTCCAGAGAATATGCCGCAACTACGAAAGCCAAACGGAAAGCAAAAGCGTCGGGCAAACAGTTTGCGAAACAGCCTAAAAGGATAGCTAAGAAGACATCAAGGTATCGTTAAATGGCAGTCAACAAAAGAAGCACAGCAAAAATAAAAAAAGTAATGAAAAGTTTGAAGAAGGCATCGAAAGCACATGCCGGTCAGGCAAGAACTTTATCTGGAGTTTTAAGTGGCATCAAAAAAAGATCCAGCAAAAGGAACAGGTAAAAAACCAAAAGGTAGTGGTCGAAGATTATATACGGATGAAAATCCTAAAGACACTGTGTCTATTGCTTTCGCCACTGTGGACGATGCCAAAAAAACTATCGCTAAAGTAAAAAGAATCAAAAAGCCATACGCTAGAAAGATACAGATATTAACTGTACTAGAGCAACGGGCTAAAGTTGCTGGAAAACATGAACAAGCTAGATTAGCTAAAAAAGCAAAAGAGCAATTGAGAAAGCAACGAGATGCCAAAGCCTAAGTTATCTACATTACGTGCTAAAATTAAAAGCGGTAAAAAATTAGGATTTACAGAACGGGCATCTGCTAAAGCTAGAGGTTTGATAGCAAGAGTAGACGGCACAAAACGGAAAAGCAAGAAGTATAGATAATGCGAAAACTAACTGAAAAGCAACAAAAGTTTTTAAATGTGCTGTTTGAAGATGCACGTGGTAATGTTGTGGAAGCTAAAAAGCTTGCAGGGTATTCTGCGAATCAACACACTGCTGAAATTGTAAATGCACTAAAAGATGAAATTTTAGAACGTACCAACATGTACCTTGCTCAGAATGGCCCTCGTGCGGCTATGGCTATGGTTGGTGCGTTACACGATCCAACTGAGTTGGGCATTAAAGAAAAAATGCAAGCGGCTAAAGAAGTTATGGATCGTATTGGCATCATTAAATCTGAGAAGGTACAAGTTGAAGCAACAGGCGGTGTGATGTTACTCCCACCGAAACGTACAGAGGATGACGACTAAACGAAGTACAGGCAAGTGGATATTACCACAGCCTGAGAATATAATTAAAGATGAAGACTTTATACCTATTCCACGAATAGCTAGAACCATTCCGTTTGGGTATGAAGAAGATCCTGAAGACAGTGACATGTTACTGCCGATACCAAAAGAACTCAGGGCGTTAGAGAAAGCAAAAGAATATCTACAGCAGTACAGTTACAGAGAAGTTGGTAATTGGCTGACAAAACAAACAGGTCGAAGCATTTCTCATGTGGGTTTAAAGAAGCGAATCGAAAGTGAGCAATCCAACAAAAGACGAATTGCAACTCTCCGTGAATGGGCCAGAAGGTACCAGAAGGCGATCCAGCAGGCGGAGGAAATCGAAAAGACGAGGCTCGGTGCAACAAGAAGCACCGAAGGTGCAGAGTCAGCCAGCAATTGAAATCCGTGAAGATGTTCACGAGGAACCTGAGTTTGAACCAATACGGCCTGAAGAACACAATGTAATCTTTAAGCCTAACCCCGGTCCACAGACTGACTTTTTAGCATCGGGGGAAAGGGAGGTGCTGTATGGAGGTGCCGCAGGCGGTGGTAAGTCTTATGCTATGTTGGCTGACCCGTTACGATTTATGGGACACCCGTCATTCAGTGGATTGCTACTTCGTCACACAACAGAAGAACTTAGGGAACTGATCTGGAAATCTCAAGAGATGTACCCAAAGATCTGGCCCGGAATAAAGTGGTCAGAACGAAAGATGCAGTGGACTGCACCTAGTGGTGCTAGGCTGTGGTTCTCATACCTTGATAGAGATGAAGACGTTATGCGTTATCAAGGCCTTGCATTTAGTTGGGTAGGCTTTGATGAGTTGACTCAGTGGCCTACTCCATTTGCGTGGAACTATATGCGATCTCGTTTGCGTAGCACAGCATCGGATCTTCCCATCTATATGCGTGGCACTACAAACCCGGGAGGTCCGGGACACCAATGGGTTAAAAAGATGTTCATAGATCCTGCTCCTCCCGGAAAACCTTTTAATGCTACGGACATTGATACAAATCGAACTTTAGTGTACCCTCCCGCTCACAGCAAGGCAGGTGAACCATTATTTAAACGTAGATTTATTCCAGCGATGCTGACAGATAATCCGTATCTGTATGAGCAAGGTGACTATGAAGCAATGCTCTTGTCCTTGCCTGAGCATCAACGTAAACAGTTATTAGAGGGTAATTGGGATGTTGCGGAAGGTGCGGCGTTTCCTGAATTCAACAGAGAAATACACACTATCGCTCCTTTTGATATACCTAATAATTGGGTTAAATTTAGGGCCTGCGATTATGGGTACGGCTCTTATTCTGCTGTTGTTTGGTTTGCCTGTACTCCTGATGAACAGCTTATTGTCTATCGTGAGCTATACGTTAGTAAAGTCTTGGCAACTGATCTTGCAGATATGGTTCTTGAACTTGAGGCGGATGATGGCAACATCAAGTATGGGGTACTAGACAGTTCGTGCTGGCATAAGCGTGGAGATACCGGACCATCACTCGCTGAAC